CGGACCCCGGGGCAGGATCCCGGCTAGGTTGCAGCAGGACCAGAGATCAGCGCACCGCAGCCGCGGGCGCCGGAGCCGCTTACTGCGCGGCGAAGATACTGGGGTGGCTGATGGGGCTCGAACCCACGACAACCGGAATCACAATCCAAAACCCGCCCCCTTACCGCTGCTTACTGTAAGCGGGTATTAATTACTTAAGCATTGTATTACCTATATAAATGCCTTACTATTAGTCCGGTAGTGAGGTGGTTTAGTTACCCTTTTTTACCCCCTCCTGCTTACTATGTGCTTACTTTTGGAGGTCTGGACTATGCCGAAACTGACGAAAACAAAGGTCGATACCGAGCGATCCGGCGACAAAGAGCGCTTCGTTTGGGATTCTGAGGTCAAGGGATTCGGGCTAAAGATATTCCCTACCGGCGCTAAGACATTCGTTTTTCAATACCGCACACCTGAGGGCAAATCGCGCCGCCTTACCATTGGCAAATATTCCGACACACTCACCGCAGACCAGGCGCGCAAACTCGCAAAGGATAAGGCGCACGAAGTCCACGCCGGTCGCGACCCGATGGGCGAGAAGCAGGCGCGCCGAAACGCCTTAACCGTGGGCGAACTGCTCGACCTGTACGTTAAATCTGAAGCGTTCACCGGCAACGCGCAGACAACGCAGGCAACCGACCGCGGGCGCATCGACCGACACTTGCGCCCATTGCTCGGCAAAGAATTTGCGGACACGCTGACCGCCGACAGGGTTATGAAGGCGCACCGAGCTATTAAAGACGGCAAGACGGCCGCAAGGATCAAGACGAAGGCCCGCGGGCTTGCCAAGGTGACGGGCGGCGAAGGGACGGCGAATAAGTCCGTTCTGCTGCTATCGGCCGCCTATTCCTGGGCGATGAAGAACGGCTACGCCAAAAACAACCCGGCGAGCAAAATGAAATTTGGAAGCAGCGGCATTCGAGACACGATCATTGACGATGCGAAAGACTACGGCCGCCTATTCGCTACCCTGCAAAAAATGGAGAACGAAAAACGCATACGGCCCGCTGCCGCCGATGCAATCAGGTTCATTGCGCTGACCGGCGCGCGGCGCGGCGAAGCGGCAGGACTGCGCTGGCGATGGGTGGATCTGAAAAGCGGATTGATTACGCTCCCACCGAAGGCGCACAAGGCCGGCCACAGAACGGGAAAACCGCGAATCATCGCCCTACCCGCCGAGGCGCAAGCGATCATTGCGCGACAACCCACGGGCGAACTTGACGCCTATGTGTTCCGCCCCTCCAAGGGCGCCGGACCGCTATCACTCGGAAAGATATGGCCGGAAGTGCGCACCGAGGCAAAACTACCGGCGGCCCTGGGTTTGCATGGCCTGCGGCACAGCATCGGAACCCACTTAGCAATGGCGGGCGCGTCGGCCGTTGAGCTTATGGAAACGCTCGGGCATAGACAGATCACGACAACGCTGCGCTATATTCATTTCGCAGAGCAAGCCCGTAGCACACTAGCGGAGCGCGCCGCGTCCGTTGCGATGGCCGGATTTAACGGCCAGACGAAAAAAGCGACAGTAACGAAGCTGCGCCGCAAGGGGGCGAAATGAGCACCAAGGCGAAGCGCAGCTCGATGTTTTTGTACCCCATCGAACTTGAAACGCCACCGGATGCTGACCGACTCAAGAAAATGATTGCCGCGTGCGCGTCCGGCAATGAGATTGACGCTTCAATGCGAAGGGAAATAGTAAGCGCGCTCAAAAGCGTTATGGTCAGGCAGCGCAACGACGAATTGCGCGGCGCTAAAGGGAGAGCGATTGCTATGTCAACATTCGAGGCCGCAAGCTTGGCAAAGGAATTGCTCGACCAACACGGCGTCACTTCAATAAAGTCCGCAACGCGCGCCGCGTGTGAATCAGCGAACGCTCGACTTAATGCCGGACTCACACTAGCCGCCGTGGAGCGCACATATCGGAAGTTAGACAGCGATGGCGCAATGACGATAGGCAAAGGCGCTAAAAGACAAAAAATCGTAATGGTCCTAGTCAATCAGGCGGCCGTGGCCGATGCGCTGGCGCGAGTTCCGCGATCCGCTCGCAGCGGAAACAAATAGAGGGGCTTTGTTTCCGTTTTTCCCGTTTAGAATCAATCGCTTACTATGTATGGCCGTGTTATCCTAAAGGCTGGATTGGTCAACTTAGTGAGGGATTATGGATACCGCGACTTTCCTGGATCGACGCGAGGCGGCAGAACACCTGACCGCGCGCGGCTTGCGCGTTTCAAAAAGCACACTGCAAAAATGGGCGACCACCGGCGGCGGCCCGGCCTATCGTCGATTCGGTCTGCGCGCCGTTTATACGCGATCCGATCTGGACGCATGGGCCGAGGCGAAGCTGACCGCGCCGCGCTGCTCGACCGCCAAAGCCGCGTGAGGCGCGGCCATGACACCAGAAAAAGAAACGGGCCGCTGGCAGGCGACCCGGGAAACTACACTCAAATCGAATCATACGCCCCGCCCAAAAAAGTGGCAACGGGTATTGCGCGCTTTTTTGACCGGCCGCACTCTAAACCGCTTCGAGGCGGCAACGGATTTGCAAGACTGGTGTTTGCATTCGACGGTCTCAGGATTGCAGCGGCGCAACTTGGTTATCCATCGCCGCGGCGAGTCGGTCCCCGGCGCATTCGGCCCGGTCTATTGCTGCCGGTACGCGCTCGCGCCAGAGTCATTTGAAAAAGCCCGCGAGCTGCTCAGGATAGCCCCCAGGAGCGACTGCACGCCGGAGGGCTGTTAGGTGGCCAATGGGCGCGGAAGCGCGCGCCATGCCGACTTCATAGGCGTACCGCGAGGTCTCGCCCGGTCTCGCGCATTCATCGACACGCCGCCACTCGGGCGCGCGCTCTACTTCGATCTGCGCCGGCAATACAACGGCCACAACAATGGACAGATTGCCGCAGTGCTGGAAGGCACAGAAGACCGCCCCGGGCTTGCAGCCTATGGATGGCCGGCCCGGAGCGTATTTAAGTACCTCAAGGTGCTGCTCGATCACGGCCTGATTGAGCGAACGCGGCAGGGCGGCATCGGCGCACTTAGCAAAACCTGCTCGCTGTATGCCTTCACCGACTTGCCCGTAGTGGCGAACAAGGAAAAGGGCATCGCCGGGTCGCAGGCATCGCTGGCATATCTCAACTTTACCCCGAAGGAACGGGTACAGCGGACACGGCAAAAACAAACGCAAGGTGCATGCGGTGCATATATAGCTGCACGCGGTGCAGGTACACAACTGCACGCGATGCCGAGTGACCGCCTCACAACTGCACGCGATGCAGCTTGCGATTTACCGGTAAACGAAGCTCAACCCAATGATGCGGCTACGATTTGCGGCAATTCGGACACGGATAGCGCCAATCCGCCCAAAGCTGCACGCGGTGCAGACCCTTATAACCTTAGCCAGAGGCAGGCGCGGTAATGGACCTTGACCGCATGTCCGACCTCACGATAAGCCCACTGGCAAACGGCGGCATGGAACTATCGCAGCAGACCGGACTGGACGATCCCGATGTAATCGAACTCCACCCCTGCCAGCTGCGTTGGATTGCCGAGTGCGCCGGCCTACTGCCCGCCCCCGACCCTGCGCTACTCGACCGCCTTCATGCGCGCCACACCGCCCGGATTCACGCCCTGAGGGACAGAATCGGCACTATCCGCGAACTCTACCTAGACGAAATCCTTGATCGGTGCGGCGCTGGCGTCGAAATCTCGTTAGAACTGCTGGCGATTTCGGACCTTGCCGGCGATCTGGTGGACGACCTTGGCACGGCGCCGCGCGCCGCCTCAGTCACGAAAAATAGTAACGGAAATTCGGCGGCAATTTCCGTGACACCGACAAAGCGCGGACGGCCCGCAACTGGAAACGCGTTGACCGATGCCGAGCGCCAAGCCAAGCGCCGCGCGAAGCAAACCGAATTGCCCATCAACCACGAAAAGGAAGCGCCATGTCTGATTTGAGCAAACCGACCGCCGACGACCTGAACGATCTAGGTTTTTGCCTTGGCCAAGCCTTCACCTGGCTTTCACGCTGCCGGCACATCGGCACAAAGGGAATGGAGGCCGAAGATCCCGATGCCGTCGAACGCATGAACCTCGCGATAGCAAACGGCGTCGCCAGAATTTACGCGCACATTGACCTGATCGGCCATACGGCGGAATTCGTGCTGAACCTGGACGATGGCCCGGATGGTGCGCGCGAAATTCCGCTGTTCTCGCAGGGCTTCGTGCCTCCGGAGACCCGGCAATGAGTAAACGCAAGGTTCGAAACGCCATTATGCGCAGCGCAAATTTTCTGGCGCCAGCTCGGATTAGGTTCGGCAATCCGGCGCTGCGCGGCGCGCACGAAAAGAGAATGGCCGATTTAGCGATTCGCCTTCAGCAAAGCAAGGAAAAACATCATGGTCACTGAAAACACCGACTCACCCCTGAAGCGTCTAATCGAGGCCGGCAACGACCTGATCGCCGAAGGCATGGCCGCGCTCAAGCACGACAACCCGGACGGGCACGCGGCCGCGCTCGCCTTCGACAAACCCGGAACGCTACATCGCCTCTTTATTGATTCGCTCGGCGACGAAACGACTATCGACTTTGTTTTGTACGACAAAGACGGCGAAATGCTGCGAGTGTTGCAGTTTTGCGCCAAGCGCATCAATCCGCTGCGGCATTGACATGAAAGGCTATTTATGATAATCTCGACCCGTGTGCTGCGAGACGTAGCATACACCCTACCTAGATTTGCGAGACGCAACATCCTTGGAAGGTCACGGCGCCCCAGTGCGGGCGGTGGACTTTTTTATGGAGCTCTCGCATGATCGAAACCAAACATTCCCCGGTATTTGAATTCAAACTGGCCGGCACCGAGCCGTCCGGCATTTTCAAGGGCTACGCCTCCACCTGGGGCGGACCGCCTGACAGCTACGGCGACATAATCGCGGCCGGCGCATTTTCCGAATCGCTAAAGCATTTCCAAGCAATCAATAGCGCGCCCGCCCTGCTATGGGCGCATGACACGTACGAACCTATTGGCACCTGGAAAGCACTTACGGAAGATCGGCACGGACTGGCCGTCGAAGGCAAGCTAACCCTCGCCACGAAGCGCGGCGCAGATGCGCACGCCCTGATGAAGGACGGCGCGTTGGGTTTAAGCATCGGCTACCGAGTGAACCCAGGCGGCGAAAGCTATCAGGGATCAAATCGAGTTTTGAAAAGCATCCAACTTTTTGAAATCAGTTGCGTCTCAATACCCGCAAATCCTTTGGCGCGCGTGACTAGCGTCAAGTCGGCCGCATTCCTGCGACCGGAGAACATTAGAGACTTCGAAGCCGCGTTACGAGACGCATGCGGCTTTTCACACCGCGAGGCAAAGCGTATCGCCTCGGCGGGCTGGACCGCCCTGTTGCGTCGAGACGATGCCAGCGACGAAATCGCGGCCTTACTCAGTAAAGCCGCCCAAGATTTTCAAATTCAATAAGGAAACATCATGGAACACGAAGACATCAAAGCAGCGCTCGACGGATTCAGGGGCACAGTCCTGAGCCGCGTCGGCGACATCGAACTGCAAGTAAAAGGCCTCGGCAAGCAGTTTACCGAGATTGAAAAGAAAGCCGGACGCCCGATGCTTGGCAGGGACGGCGAAATGTCGGCCGATAAAGCCGAGTACAAAAAGGCTTTCAACGACTACCTGCGCAAGGGTGACGCCCGCGGCATCGAATCGCTGCAACAAAAGGCGATGCAAACGAATAGCGACCCGGACGGCGGCTATTTAATCGAAGCGGAAATGGACGCCGTGATTGACCGTATCGCGCCGACCGTTTCGGCCATGTACCGGCTCGCGCGTAACGTGACCATTTCGACGCAGAAATGGGAAAAGCTCATGAAGACGGCCGGTATGCAGATGCGGCGCGTCGCCAACGGCGCAACGGGCGGCGAAACGACTGAGCCCAAATTCGCGCAGATCCAAATCGAGGTCTTCCCCTCCGAAGTCGAACCCTGGGTACACAATGAAACGCTGCAAGACGCTTTCATTGACCTGGAAGCCGACCTCGGGGCGGAAGCCGGGATAGCGTTTGCCGAAGGCGCGGGCGCGGAATTCATCACCGGCAACGGTGTAGGGAAAGCAATGGGAATTTTGTCCTATCCCATTGTTGCGAATGCCTCCTACGCCTGGGGCAAAGTCGGCTACGTGGTTTCCGGCAAATCCGGCGCATTCGCTTCTGTGGCGCCGGCCGACAAGCTGATCAATCTGACCACGGCGATTAAGCCGCAGTATCGCGCCGGTGCGTCTTTCCTGATGAATGACGCGACGCTTGCGGTATGCCGCCAGATGAAAGACGGCAGCGGGCAATACTACCTGTGGCAAAGCGACGCGACTCGGCCTTTTGGTGGCACGCTGCTAGGTTTTCCCGTAGAGATTGACAACAACATGCCGGATATGTCGGCAGGTTCGTACTCTGTCGCATTCGGCAACTTCGAGCGCGGCTATGCCATCGTCAACCGGAAAGGCTCGACCCTGATCCGCGACAACGTTACCTCCAAGGGCATCACGAAGTTTAACTTCCGCAGGCGCTTTGGCGGCGGCATCTACAACTTCGAGGCAATTCGCCTGCTTCGCATGGCGACGAGCTGATCCATGGGCAAACCCCTAGCCTGCCGGGGCGCGCAAGCGATAGGCAGGTACACGCGCATTAGTCGGCTAGTGGCGCAACTTCCAAAAGAACCCCGACAGCCGGCGGCATCGCTTCAGACCGATGCGCGGCCGGCGCCCTTAACCTAAAAAGGATCGAACAAATGTACGACCCAAAACACAATAAGCGCGAGGCAATCAAGGCAGAGGCCGAGCGCCGCGGCATCACGGTTACGCGACTTGGGCAGGCGTACTCGCTCAGAGGGCTTGGCGTATCGGTGCTGTGTGCTGACCTAGCTGACCTGAGCGAGACCGATCTAGCGCCGGTAATGCCCAGGACACTCAAGCAGGTTGCGGCATGATTCTTGAAAAAAAATTCTCTGGCACTTTTCAGCGGAAACCGCGCATAGCCCACTGTTTTCATATATCTGTAGTTTTTCCAAAAGGTAAGACGCCATGAGCACCCATCGGGGCCGAAAATCCGCCGCTTCGCTGACGGTTGTCGCGCTCGCGCCCCTTCGGCGGCTTCCAAAGGCGCCGGCTGACCTGAGCAAGGCCGCGGCCGAACTGTGGGACGGCATCGTGCGCAGTCTGCCGGCTGACTTTTTCAGGCCCGGCGACCTGCCGCTACTGCGCGCCTATTGCGTCGCGACCGACCGAAAAGCCCAAGTGGACGCGATGGTAATGGAACAGGGGATTTTATTCGACGGCGAGCCGCATCCTGGCTTGAAAATCAGCCGGGCCGAGGCCGCTTTAATGGCGAGCCTTGCCGTAAAGCTGCGTCTCTGCCAATCCTCGCGCACGCGGGCCGAGAGTGCGGCGCTAAAAGAGGCCAACGCAGGTAAGCGCCCCTGGGATAAGAGCGACCCTGCGGCAAAGTATTTCGCATGAAGCATACGTTACCCGAACAGGTCGCTTTTCTGGCTGACTACCTGAAAAGGAAAGAGCGCCAACGCAACAGCGAGCGCAACGCTACGCGGCGCCAAATTGCCGAGCTTGTAAGCCGCGTTGATGATCTTGAGGCCGCGCTGACCGTGGCGCAGGAACGATTGAACGAACTCGAATGAAACCACATAACCCGCAAAGGAGCATTGCAAAATGCCGCAACTCGTAATTGTCCGAAACCCCTTCGACCGGTCAAAGCGCGACGTACACGATCTGGCCGCGCAAAGCAGCGTCGCCGCCCTTGTCGGCGAATACATACCCGCGGGCGTTGATGTGAATGTCTCCGTCAACGGGCGCATGATCGAGCGCGAAGCCTGGCCGGCTTACGAACTCGCGCCGCGGGATCAAATGGTAATCGTCCCCCGCGTACAGGGCGGGGATAACGCCCTCATCGGCGCCGTGCTGATGATCGGCCTATCTATTGTGGCGCCCGGTATCGGCACCGCGATTGCTGGATCAATGGTTGAAGCCGGGATGATAACCGCCAGCTCGGCCGCGATGTGGGGAACCATCATAGGCGCTGGCGTGGGCGCGCAAGGGCCGCTAGTGGTCTCGAAATCACCGCAAGGGGCGCTCTAATGAGTCTCCTGATCTGCGTCGTAAGGCAGGACCACATAACCTTGTGTGCTGATACCGATGCGACCCGGCCAGATGGTAGTCGCTTCCGCACTTCCAAGCTGCTCACCCTGCCGCACGCGAACGCCGCACTTGCTGGCCGCGGTAACGATGGCTTTCTGTCTGCCGTGTATCTCCATTGCTTGCACTTTGGCGGCACAGACATTGAGGGGATGCAGGCGCAAATGCAAACCGCGCTGATGTCGGTCGCAAGTCAGATCATTGGAAGCGGGATTTCCTACACCGACGAAAAAACAGGGCTAGACGGCGGTCAGGAAATCATCCTGGCTGGCTTTTCACACCGGGAACAGCGACCGATGGCGCGCGTATATCGGGGCAACATTGCCGACGGCATATTCTTGCAGGCTGATATAGGCGCTGATTCCTTCGCCGTCGCGCCCGCGACATGGGACCAGGGGAAGGAAAACGCGCCGCCGCTTGAGACTGTCGCCGATATGGCGCAAGTCGCACGCGCGCAGGTTGCATGGCTGCGCACTGAAAAACCGGGCTGCGCTGCTGGCGGGGATCTGATCGTCGCGCACATCGAACGCGACCGCATGGCCATAACGCGCGAGTGCGCTATATGAAATCATTCGTCCGTTGGCTAACTCTGCGCGCCCTTTCGGACGAACGCGTCAAGGCCGCCCTGCTCGCCGTTATTCGGGAGGATATAGCTCGCGGAGGTTGGCTTTATCGGCAAATATCCGCTTTGCAACAGCGAGGCAATAGTCTCTGATATCTCCCATCGGCTGAGTCCATACGTCGCGCAATGGGACATCCACGGTCATCGCAAAATGTCTGAGCGTCGGATCGATGCTCCCAACGACTACGGTTACTTCGCCATAGGGATAATGGTCGATTTGAGCGACGCGATTAAAAAAATATTTAATTTCTAGTGGACCGGGGTTTTCGAGATCAATCATGGGGCTCCTTTCGTGAAGGGTGACAGATTGGCGAATCTGCAATCTAGCACGGATGCGGCCAGGCCACTTTCAAGCCGCTTGACAAATCACTACGCCAAAGCGCAGTATTTATCCATGCGCAAGATTATCACTACGGCCGCCGCAGCGAAAAAGCTTGGAGTTACCCAAAGGCACATTCAAGAACTGTGCAATTCGGGGAGAATTCCGCAGGCATCGCGCCTTGGCCGTGATTGGCTGATGCCGGAAGATTTCAAGGTGCTGCCAGTCAAAAGGGGGCGACCGCCGAA